CTGCAGAAGTAGCAGCACCGAGTGTGTTACGAGCCTGTACGTCTAGGTACTGTGCCATATGGCGACCTAGAAGACGTGATGCTGAAGCCATAACATCATCGAATGATGCGTTAAGAAGTAGTTCAGAAACTGCTACTGCGTAGCCGTGTTCTGCAACCGTAATTGCAATTTGCTCTGCTGTAAGAGCGTTTGTTGTAAGACGTACACCTTCTGTAAGTGGTGATGGGTCTACAGCAAAGTTCTTGTAACGAAGGAAGTTAACACGAAGACCTGGTGCTACACCAAGTTCAGTCTTCTTAACTGCAAACTGCTCGAAACGAAGAATTGGCATTGCCTGGAACAAAATCTCTTTTGACCAGATGGTTTGAATTGCCTGATTAAGGCTGGTATTTGTACCGCTATAGGCGGTAGGTGCTGCAGCCAGTTGGCTGGAGCCTGTAATCGCTGATGCCATTTAGGAATCAACCTTTCTTGTTAGTTGTTGTTGTTAGGTTAATTAAATTACCCGAACAGTCCTCGCCCACGATTACCTGCTGCTTCGCCAAGAAGTTTGGCTCTTTGCTTCGCATAATCCGCCAATGACATATCCCGAATTGCTTCGGGTGAGTACGAACGTTGTTCCGAGTCGTTATCGAGAGGTCCTGATGCTGGAGCAGTAATACGTGCTCCTGCCATTTCTCTACGTGCACTAGACATTGCTTGTGCTGCAGAGTCGAGAATACGAGCAGACTTGTCTTTAAGTGAAGCGATGCTCTGCTCAATCTCATCGCTGTTATTTCCTTCAATCAAATCAATGAGTTCAGGAATGATGTTATCCCTTTCCTGTTCAAGGCGTTGTTGACGGTACTGCATTAGTTCCTGGAAAGTACGCTCTTGCTCTAGAAGTGCAAATGCACGTTCACGCTCAATGCGTTCTGCTTCCAATCGAGATGCAAATTCCTGTTCCTTCTTTTCCAAGAGGGAACGAACATCCATCTCTTCTTCCAACTTTTTCTGCTCTTCTAGAGCAGCCTGTTGACGAGAACGTTCTTCTTCCGCTGCACGGTCATCACGCTCCTTCTTCAGGGTTGCGAGTTCGTCTTTCAACTTTTCAAGTTGTGGATATAACTTTGCCTTTTCTTGTTCACGAGCACGAACAATGTCGTCTTGAGTGAATCCAAGGTTATTAGGCACAGTCTCCTCTAAACTCGCTGATTCCATGATGGGAGCAGCAACCTCAGGTGTTACTACATCAACGTTTACTTCAGTGTTTTCCATAGTTGTTCACTATTCCGTTTCCTTTATCATTGTCCGAATACAGGTTTCCCTGCGTGTCCCGCTTACAAGCCAATTTCACACTTTTTTAAAGTGTTTGTCTGGCTAAATCAGATGTTTTCATCTGAAACTTTGTTCCGTAGGCTTCGGTGACCAATCGGTTACGTAGTTCTGCTTCTTGTAGATTTGCGTTCATTGCACCTGCCTGATTATCTGGATTTGCCATATTTTCAGGAGTTGGAGCACCTTCAATCTGGTCTCCCATAACATCTCCATCACCTAGTACGGTTGGCTGTAAAGGTACTGCCGTGGTTCCGTCAGGTCCTGGCATCATTCCAGTTAAGTCTTGGATTTCTTTTTGAATCTGTACACGTAGCAGCATCATCGCTCCGTCAGACAAAGCGTCGTCACGAAGTTCTGAACGAATCTCCTGTAACTTCTCTTCTGGGAACTCTTCACCGAGAGTACGAAGAGCACCTTCTTTAGACTCAAGACCCATTCCTAATTTAGTTTGAATTTCGTTAAGAACAATCAACTTATCTAGTGGGAGTGGCTGTGGGAACTGAACGTGGTTTTGGTATGTAAGAGAATCGTTAGGGTCTAACTTAACCATTTGGTCTGGCTTAATTGGGCCATCTTCATCTGGGTTATAAATTAACGTCTCTGGCTCTTTAACAGCCAAATTTAAAATGATAAGTTCGTTAATTGCTTCAATACCAGCACCGTACTGTGCAACCTTCTGAGACCAACGATTCATCAATGGCTGATACTGAATAGATAATGCAACACCTGATGTGTTAGAGATTGGTTGAACTTGTCCAAGAGCAGACTCTGGAATGTTCATCATTTCGTGCATTGAACGCTTTAGAAGTTCAAGGTACTTTAACGCACCTTCAATGCCTGATGCTCCACCTTCAAGATTGAATACTTGAGCATCTTTTGGAAGACCGCCCCATACTTTCTTTGCACCCTTTTCAAGGTTAGACGCTTTTGCACCAACAATAACTGTTACAGGAGAAGCGTGATAGTTAATGATGTCTGCAACGTCTGTAGAAATTTCATTGTATGAGCGGTTAATAGTAATAATGTCATGACAATCAGCAAGTCCCCAAGGAGAACCTGCAACAGGTACGTTTGCAATATGTACAACTGGGATTACACCAAGTGGATTAGGTCGTGAATCGATAAGTTCATCGTTGATGTACTCTTCAATAAGGTCATCTGTCAAAATTTCTGTATACGTAAATACTTGACGTGTACCTTCTAAAGACGTTCCCCAGAAACGGTACTTCTGCTTAAAACGAAGAAGACGATTTCTGTCATGTGGGTGAAACTCTGGAAACGCAAATGCGGAGTTCATTGGAAGAATACGAACACGACCTGGATGAACACGACCAATTGAATCAGTCCATGCTTCTTCGTAGGCAACTTTTACAAAGCAATCGCCAGTAATTCCGCCTTGTTGTGCCATTTCAAGTAGCACACGCATTTTGTCGTTATCGACTTCCCACACACGTTGTAGACGGTCTGGAATAATTGCTTCCGTTGCTTTGGGGGAACGGAAATGAATCCCCTTACCAAATGTAAATCGTGCTAGATAATCATTAAATGCTCTGTAATAATTAACAGCAATCTGTGCTTCGCCTTGTTCACGACGATATCCCCAGTGGTGTCCAAGATACATTGCCCAGTTTAGTGAGTAACGGTTTAATCGAGGACCATGTACTTCAAACTCTTCGTCAGCAAGTTCTACAAGACCAAGAGGAGAAATTGAGATGGTTAAGTCAGATGACGCAGCCCTATAACTAGGCGGTGAGAAATCTACAAAACTCATGTCTATACCCTACTACTTGTCACGCTTGTCTTTGGTTTTTTTCTTCTTAATTACGGCTTTTTCTTTTTTATCTTTAGCAGTCTTGTTGAACTGCTTTTCCTGAAGTTTTTGTCGTTGGACTACAGGGTCATTGCTGTTGATAAACTTACCACCTGATTGAACGTACTTCTCATGAACCCAGTGACTAGCAGCAGGGTTTGGATAACGAGAGTACTTTGCTTTTGCTTGAGCAATAATCATTGCCCATAGTTTTTCATTTGCAGGTTTTTCAGCCACGGTAATCCTTTGTAAATGCTTGTTCCCCCTAGCACTAGTCTAGGGGGTCCAGCGATTAGAACTTAATTAGTCGTTTACAACAGTTGGGGAAGTACGCTGTGTACGTCCACCTGTGCGAGCAACAACTTCTACCTTTTGCTCAGCATAATCTGTAAATGAACCGTGTGAGAACTCACCAAGGAATGTTGGTGCCTCAACCCATGCTGCAGAACCTACGTGTGCACGTTCTTGCATAGTTTCGTCTGCTGACTTTTGCCAAACAGGAGCGTTACGGTTTGGACGACCAGGTGCTACTGCAGAACCTGATGCAATTCCCTTTTCAAAGTCGGCTGGTACGTCTGTATCAGTTGCGACTCCTTCTTCAAAGCGGAGTGGTCCACGACGAGTTGGATTTCCCGCTGCTTTCATTTCATAGACATGTGTTCCCTTTTCAGGAAACTTTGGGTCTGGTGCGAGTGCCATTAATGACTCCTAAACGTTAGTAAATTGGAACGGCCTATTCCAGGTATGAGTGTGTCGGATTTTGTGAAATAAAACCCGATTAACTCATGTCTAATTTTTCCCGTAAAAGGGGCTACTTGTCAGCACTACCTCAGGCATAACTAGGTCTTTAGTTAAAGAACAAGCAATAGCCAGAGAGTCTACAAAGTCATCGTGGGCATATGACTCATCAGGTGCTGCAACTGTGAAGTTAGGCCCTTTGTACTGAACTTCCGCATCCACCATTTGCTGCACAAACCGTTTCCAAGTCCTTAAACGTCTAGTTTTAGCATGTGCTGGAAATCCAAGCATTCTTCGTTGAATCAGTGCTTGTAGGTGTTTAAATCGTGCAGATTGTTCTGTAGGACTAGATGTAACTGCTGCTACTTCGGCTCTAGGAAGCAAAAGTTTTAGACGTTGTGCTACAGCATCTCCGACACCGTTTCCATCAATTCCAACAGCAAGTACATCGTAATTAGCCAAAAAGTTTACTATTTGAAAGTACTGCTCTTCCCAGTCATCTCCTTGAAGTTCAAGCCAATTTAAAACACGATGTTCAAAGTAGCCAAACTCATCTGGCCTATCCCAGTCCACCCAGACCACCGTAACAACAGTAGAGTCCATTTTACGAGCAGGGTCAATTCCCACAACAACTGGAGTTTGATGCCAGACTTTTACAAGTTCTTGGGACGTATCTCCAAGTTCGTCCATAACGGTTTGTGTAACAAACATTCCTCGTTCAAGAAGCCACTTACAACAATAAGACATCTGGAATTCGTCTGAGTCCTCGCCAATACGAAGCATCTCTTTCTTAATGAACTTTTGATAGTTCTCGTTGTATTTAGATACTTCTCTGTAATCCCATTGAAAGTGGTTCTGCCGTGAACCACGGCTAGTTTGTCTACGTTTGTTTAATTGGATAGCACGGTAAAAGTTGTTTTTACTTGTAGTTGGAGTGCCTGTTTTAACCATAGTTCCTGCATAGTAAGCAAGCATAGGGCTAATAGATTTTGATACAACAAAGTCATCTGCTTCCTGACACTCATCAATAACAATCAAATGAAAAGACTTAGATTCAATCTTTGCACGAGGATTTGCAGTCATCATTGTAATTGTTGAACCTGATTTTTTAAGTTTAATCATTCGTGTAACTCCGCCAATACGTGCAGCAGAATCATCAATTTCTGGGTCACCAAGTACTTCTAAAGCACGTTCAGAAGTAAGGCGTGTAACTGTGCGACCAAACAGTGTTTCAGCCTGTCCCTCTGTAGGAGCAAACAATCCAACCCATAATCCGTCTTTATATTTTCCAAGAAGGTCGGGATAAAGTTTTGCAAGACGTGGCAACAAAATCATTAAAGTTGCAACTGTATCTGCAACAGTTTCTGATTTTCCTGACTGACGTGCAGCAAGTGCAGTGATTTCTTCACCGTCGTTAATAATTACAGACTCAATGATGCGACGTGCTAATGGTTTTTGATATGGGTGCAAATCATGACCAACAAGGACTTTTAAAAAGTCTAAGATTTTATCGATTAGTTTTTCAACAAACTGTTGCGATAACTCATCAAGTTCATCTTCTTCTGGAGGAAGTTCCAGTTCATCGGAATCGCCAGCATACAGTTCAGGATTAATTTCCTCAAACTTACTGTCGT